GAAACTATAAAACCACTCCAGCCGACAACCACCAAACGAACCACAACTGAAATAAATGCAAGCTGTTCTTCCTTGTCAGTGATATTGTCCTTAAGCTTTTGCAGTGGACCTTTGTTCTTCTGTTCTTCCATGTTGACTAATAAAGAAAAGCCCTGTAATGGGGAATAGGGCTTATTGACTTGTGTGAGGAGTCAAGCCAAAATTAGCAAATATATACATAATTGGGAAGTATATAACAAAAACCTATGCTTGCAATCATCAGACCAATCCTCTTTACCTTTCTCAGATCCAAAGCAATAAGACAACTTG